TTTGAAACAAAGTATGATCCAAAGGATCCATTACATAAGGCAATCACTGCGCTTGGAAAGTCTGCAAGTATATCAGACTTTATGAATGGAGATGAAGTAAGTATAAATCCAAATCATCCAGATGGCAAAAGAGCATTAGCAACAATAAAGAAGTTGATGAAATGATAAGTTTTAAGCAAACTATAACTGAACAAAAAAATACACACATGACTCATATCGAAGATAGAGTAATCTATGGTGGTGTAAAAGGCACACGTGAAGCAATCTTTGCTCTTAGAGATTTAAGAGATATGCTTGGTGGAACCAAGAAAGGAAATGTAAGTGTTAAATGGGATGGCGCTCCTGCTGTTTTTGCTGGTATTGATCCGAGCGATAATAAATTTTTCGTTGCCAAAAAAGGCATATTCAACAAAAACCCTAAGGTCTATAAATCTACAGCTGACGTCGATGCTGATACTTCTGGTGATCTTGCTGATAAGCTCAAAGACGCACTTAAATATCTGCCTTCACTTGGAATCAAAGGTGTTGTCCAAGGAGATTTTTTATTCAGCAACAACGATTTGTCCAGTCAAACTATAGATGGAAAAAAGTATGTCACTTTTCACCCTAATACAATTATTTATGCGGTCCCAGAAGGAACTGCAGCAGCCAAAGAAATCAGATCGGCAAAAATTGGAATCGTCTGGCATACTACATACACTGGCTCGTCTTTTGAAACGATGAAAGCAAGCTATGGTGTAGATATATCAAAGTTTAAAAAATCAAAATCTGTCTGGTCTCAAGATGCAATGTTAAGAGATATGACTAAAGTAACAATGTCAAAAAAGGATACGGAGGAAGTAAATGAACGTCTTTCGGAAATTGGGAAACTCTTTAACCAAATATCTAGTAGCACCCTTAAAGAAATTGAGTCCAACGACGAACTTTCGCAGACAATCGAAACCTACAATAACTCCTTTGTCAGGAAAGGCGAAATTATTAAAGACACTCGAAGACATGCCGACGGGCTCATCAAGTGGATCAAAGACAAATACGAAAAAGAAATCCTCAAACGCAAGTCAGAACGCGGCAAAGATGCGCAAGTTAAAAAGAGAGAGGAAATCTTAAAATTTTTCTCGGCATCTAATAAACAAAACTTAATAAAGGTCTTTGAATTACAGAAACTAATTGTTTTAGTAAAATTAAAACTTATAAATATACTTAATAATATTAAAAAGATTGACACATTTGTACAGACTACAAAGGGATTTAAGACGACAGGTCACGAAGGTTATGTAGCAATTGATAGACTTGGTGGTGATGCGGTAAAGATTGTTGATAGAATGGAATTTTCATACAACAACTTTTCGCCAAATATTTTAAAGGGATGGGATAAACCAGGAAGAAACTGATGTTAAAATTTAAAGATTTAATTACTGTAGATTACGCTCCCGGTGAGCCTGATGAAATCAAATATAGAAGACATAGAAAAAGAAGAACTGGATTAGACGGCGGTGTAGACGAGTCTCCAGATGAAGCTCTGTCTATGGCCCAAAGGTTAAAGAAAGCACGTGATTTTAAAAGAAATCGTGCTAAGATTGCTCTTGGCAAAAAGAGGGCTGCTCGTCGTGTAGCGAGTAAAGAGGTTCTTCAAAAAAGAGCAAGAAGAGCTGCTCGTAATAAAATCTTACTAAAAATAACAAAAGATATTCCACGTGGAGAATTAACTATAGCACGTAAGGCTGAAATTGAGAAAAGACTTGATAAGCCTGAAATGAAAACACGTATTGATCGTTTGGCTAAGAAAATGTTTCCATTGATTCGTAAAGCAGAAATGCAAAGAAAAAGAGGCGGATCTTCTGAATGATTAATTCATTTTCTCAGTTTTTAGTAGAAGAAGAAAAGATTGCTTATTTTGCCTTCGGTAGAATGAATCCGCCTACTATTGGTCATGGAAAACTTATGGATAAATTATCTTCCACTGCCGGACGTAATCCTTATTTTCTTTATCTATCACAATCTAATGATAAAAAAGACAATCCTTTAGAATATACTAGTAAGGTTAAGTATATCCGTAAAATGTTTCCAAAACACGCCAGACAAGTTCTTGTCAATAAGAAAGTAAAAACTCCTTTTGATGCTTTAACTGATTTATATGATCGTGGTTATAGAAAGATTGTTATGATTGCTGGTTCAGATCGTTTAGATGAATATAAAGTGAGACTGAATAATTATAATGGTAAAAAGGGAAAACATGGATTTTATAATTTCCCAGATGGAATTCAAATAGTATCAGCAGGACAAAGAGACCCTGATGCCAAAGGTGCTAAAGGTGCTTCTGGTACCAAGCAAAGAGGTTATGCTTCAGATAATAACTTTACTTCGTTTTCTCAAGGTTTACCTGATAAAATGTCTAATACTGACGCAAAGAAACTTTTTAATGATATTAGAAAAGGTATGGGATTAAAAGAAGAAACAGAATTTAGAAATTCTATTCAACTAGAACCTATTTCTGATATAAGAGAAAAGTATATAAATGGTGAACTTTTTAATGAAGGCGATATGGTTGAGGTTAAAGAGTCCGGTGAAAAAGGCATTGTAATTTATAAAGGGTCCAATTATCTTATAGTTGAAAAAGAAGACGGTTCTGCAATGAGAAAATGGTTAGACTCTGTTAAAATGTATCAAGCTAAGAGTAAAGATTCTATGTATGATGATAGACCGGATTGGGGAACTGATGCTTCTAATAAGAAAGCAAGGTCTATAACTCCAGGGCAGACTTCTGAAGCGGAAGATCCAGATATTAAAGATAGACCAGGGATACAACCAAAAGGTTATTATGCTGGTATCAAAACAAAAGCTACTAAACTTGCAAGAGCAAGACATTTTTCTAAACATGGTAAAAAAGCAGACGACGATAGAAGTGCTTATAAACCAGCACCAGGCGATGCTACAGCAAAAACAAAACCGAGTAAACACACTTTAAAGTTTAAACAGATGTATGGCGAAGATGCAATTAAAATTGCACAAGCTAAGATTGATAGAGAAAAAGAAACTGATAAACTTAAGCATGATAGAATGTTAGATCGAGCTAGATTAGCAAGAGCAAGAGCAAAAAATAGGTCAACAAAATGATAACTTTTAAACAGTATATAGCAGAACAAGAAGATAAAGCTACATCTGGGTTTGATAAAGATAAAAATGGAAACGTTTTTATTGCTCATGATACTTCATTTGAAAGAAAAAAAGAAAAAGAAAAGAAAAAAGATACTAATGAATCTATAATAAAAAAAGTTAAAAAAGCTTTTGGTGTTAAAGCAGATCATGAAAAATCTTTAGCCGAGCACGCTGCTGGTCATAATAAAGAAGATCACAGCGAACATTTATCATCTCATTCTGCTGACGCTCATAAAGATCCTCATGAAAGAAAAGCTTTCGATCATTTTAAACGTAACTCTACAGAAATCAATGAGCATTTAATAGATAATCACAAATCCTCACTGGGCCATCGGTATGGTAAAAAGCATGCAGATGAGCACAAAGAAAAAAATAAAAAGCATGTTCATCAGGACGATTTTCTGCTAAGAACCCCCAATCGTAAAGAACGGCAAGACATTCATAATAGTGAAGCTCATGTTCATCATTCAATTCTTAAGCATTCTAAACCTCTTAAAAAGAAAATAACTTTGTATCACGGTTCGGCTCATGACTTTGGTAAAGCTGCTATGAATTCTAAAGATGGTACAATTCATAGCCCAGCCCATATGTCTACCTCGCACGATCATAAATCAGCAATAAACTTTGGAAGTGGACATGTTGTTGCAATTCATGCTAGTAAGAAAACTAAAGCTGTTCATGTAGATGGAAAAGGTTCTATGACACATAATGATCCTGAAAAAGAAACAATAATTCCAGCAGGCACTAAATTAAAACATATTAAATCTCATAAAACAAAAGACGGATATACTCTACATCACTTCAAAGTTCATAGTCAAGAACACCCGTATACCTGGCACGACGATCATGCCATCTCACATGGAAAATAGGAATATGTATAATGATTAAATTTAAAGCTTATATAAACGAAGATGCAACAGCAGGTCTTAAGAAGAAGGCCGAAAAATCTGGCATGCCTCTTGGTATATTAAGACAGGTTTATAATCGTGGTGTTGCTGCTTGGAAAACTGGACACAGACCTGGTACTACACCAGAGCAGTGGGGTTTTGCAAGAGTTAATTCATTCGTAACTAAATCATCAGGAACATGGGGCAAGGCAGACAAAGATCTGGCTGCAAAAGTAAGAGGGTCAAAATGAAATCTATAGAAGAAAAATTAGCAGCAAATCAACTAGATAGACTGGCTAAACATTGGTCTGGTATGAAAGGTAAGAGAATCCAACCTACGG